AGACACAGAGAATAACAACGTCATCTCCCTAGCGTCAGGAAAGCCGGACAAGCTGACGGCCAAGCAGGCTCACTTCAGCCGTCTCTGCGCCTTCGGGGGGGAGGACGGTCGGGGGCTGTCGCAAAGTGAAGCTTATCGTCGTGCCTACAACGCAGAGAAAATGAGTGACCACGCTGTCTGGACAGAAGCGAGCAGGTTGTTCCTGAACCCTATGGTGGCCCGCAGGATAACGGCGCTGAAGGCACGTCAGGAGGGGGCGGCACTGCGTTCCGGCCTCTCTCTTCGGCAGCATATCCAGCGGACGTTGTATCATTTGACGGAGCAGGGCGAGAACGACGCAGCCAAGTTACGAGCCTGCGAACTGCTGGGCAAGCTTACAGATGTGGCAGCGTTCACCGATAGGGTGGAACAGGTGGCCGCAGATGTATCACCAGAAGAGGTCCAGCACGAGTTGGTGGAGCGATTGAAGAAGGCTTTTGGTGAGTAACATCAAAGACTTAAGGGGTGCTCACCATCAATACTTTCCATAATGGCCGTTATGCAACACTCAAGGGTTTCTGCGGGTTACAGAGCCTTTTCTCTAACGTAGGGTCCGCATGAGGGGCTGGCACGTAGTATGGGAACGGCCTCAGACGCAGCCAGCGGGCTGTGGTACCATCTGGTTGGGGCGACGGGTCCTACCCCCCGGTGGGGCCATGCGGTGACCCCGGCCCCCCCAAATGGCATGTGTGACTGCTATTGTTCTATATATTACCATTCCCCTCACCCGCCCACCAAATTTTCAACCTTAAAACAAACCACGAACAGAAAAATATACCAGAAAAATTCTGAGGCATTGAACATATGTAGAACAGGGGGGGAGGGGTTGCACTGTTGCACGGCAACCGGAGGGGACACCCTACCCCCCCTCCCTCCGTATGTAAGACTGTTTTGATGTAACTCATTGAGGGTAATGGTTAAAGGGGGAAAATCATATTCACGCAAGTTTCACCTCCTGACGCCATCGTTTAATATTGGCTGGGGAACAGTGATGAAACGTAGCCACGGGCAGCCTCTTTCCCTTGATGAAAAGATACGTCTGAGGTTGGTTGTGCTGGTGTTTTTGGTGTACACTTTGTCTGTGGTTTTTATTGGTTGAGATGGAACCCGAACGGGGGGGCTTGATGATGGAAAAAACTCCGGTACACGAACACGAGGGGCGGTGGTATTTCTGGGATGAGGTGTGGGCCAACAGGCATGGGCCGTTTAAGTCGGAGGAAGAAGCTGCGGGGCAATGCAAACGGTATCTGGATTGGTTGAACAATGGTGAATGATGTAGCATCACCCACAAAATTGACAGACTAGAACATACGTAGTATATGTGTTCTTGTTATGTACAGGACCGAAATTTCCAGCAGGTCGTAATGCTTGAGGCCCTGCTCACTGTTTATTTCTGTGTGGCGGGCGATGTCTGTAACCGGTTCACCACCAGTTCATGGTCTTTCTACGTTTCCTCGTGTGACAAGGGGTATGTGGAAGGTGAAATAAGAAACATGGTAGAGAACGAGACCTCGTCGATTGAATACGAGGTGGTGGACTACGCCTGCTTTGAGGTTAAACGGGACTGAATGGATATATTTTATGTCGTGCTTTTTTTCTGTTTTGCTGACGAGACATGCCAGCCGAACAACCTCCATGAATATCACGTCCTGTTTTCAGACAAGGGGTCGTGCCAGACCGCCTTGGCGGAAGCGAAGCGGCGTGTAGATGTACATGGCCTTGTTATTCAGAAGACCCTGTGCATACCGGAAAGCGATTACATGGACTGGGTCCAGAAACGACTGATCGAAGAGGAAGAACAATGACCATCCGTAAAGTGAAGGGGGGCTACCGGCTGGTGTCGGGGCAGGGAAAGAACCTCGGAATATATAAAACGCTTGCCGCCGCGAAGAAGCGGGAAAAGCAGGTTCAGTTCTTCAAGCACAAGGGCAAAAAGGCGTAGGCGGGATGGGAGGCATCTTTCGCGTGATTTGGCCCATCATACTGGGTCTTGCCATGCTTATGTATCCCACCACCGCAGACTCTCCGGGGTGGTGGCTGGGGGGGATTTCCACAGACTACCCGTCAGCGCCTTCAGCTTGGCTGATACCGGACGCCCCCACTCCCTTGCGGGTGAAAGGCGACTACCGTGAAACCAATCACTTCGGCCCAGATGTAAACTATGACGCGACCTTTCTTCCCGATCCGCCGCGCATAATCATCGAATAAGTATAAGCGTTGAGTATTTTTTGATGACATCCACACCCCCCTGTAAGGATAAGAAGGGCTTTTCCTGCCCGAAGTGTTTGCGCCATGATACCAAGGTCACTGGCGGGGAGCGCAGAGGTCAGGTTAGGGTCAGGTTTAGGAGGTGTCCGTGTGGTCACAGCTTCTCCACGGTGGAAACATCAAGGCAAACCCGCCACGCGGCTTACGCCGAAGCCGTAAAGACGCTTACCGGCCTGAATGATATCCTTGACACCGTTCAGGGACGGATAATATCTCAACTGGGTTATCTGGAGAGAATTTACGGAAAAACATCAAGTGGGAGAAATAACATGACACGAATGAACGACGTACTTGCCGAAGCGGAAGAGCAGCTTTGCGATGAGTATATGGAGGAGCATCCAAATGCATCCCGTGAGGAAATGCACGGGGCCATAACATACGATATGGTTTATGAGCGGGCACAGGCCAACATCGACAGCATTGGCGACCACAAGGCTGATATCAAAATGGGGAAATAACATGGAAACAGACTTGCTGCCGCTCGACAGGGTGCGGTGGCTGGCGTCGTTTCCGAAGTCTGGGAATACGTGGGTCAGGGCCTTTTTGGCAAACCTGCTGGTTCCAAAAGACAGACCCCTCACTCTGGCAGAGATTTCGGCCATGCCGTTCTATACCGACACAGACACGTCGTATGCGGACCCGAAGAAGGAGTTTCTTGGCAAGGCCCATCATCCGTATTCGGAAAAGCGTCACGGTGGCCGTCCGGCCATCTACATCGTCCGTGACCCCGTGGATGTTGTGCCAAGCTGCGCTAATTTCTTCGGTGTATCCATAAAGCGTATGGCAGACGAGGTGGCGCGGGACTGGTCCCGGCATGTGGCGTCATGGTGGCCGCACACCGAACTGGTGTTAAAATACGAGAACATGCCCAACAATTTCCGTGTTCTTACCAAGACACTTCACGTACCGAACGACTTTGAAAGCGTCATGGCTGCAATCTCACATTCCAACTTCGCCGTGCTTAAAAAGGACGAGCAGAAGAACGGCTTTGTAGAAGCCTCAGAAAAGGGCGGTGCTTTTTTCCGCAGGGGGTCGTCCGGTCAGGGCCGTGAGGTAATGACCGACGCGCAGGTGGCGAAGATAGTTAAGGGGGCCGGTGAGTGGTACGACCGGCTGGGTTACAGCAGCGCGTAAAGCAACGAGACCGACACGGCACCCCAGAGCCACTCCCCGATTGTTTCACTACCGTTGACGCCAAGCCAGTTTTTCACCCATTCAGGAGACTGACGTGTGCCGTCGTTCGGTTGAACTACCCGGCCAACCCAGTAACAAAACGGTTTGCAGACCCCGACCGCCCAATACTGGGCAGGAAGGCCAACTAAAACCAGACCAAGGGAAACGGGGCCGGTAAGGGCAACCCCGGTGAGGGTCATACCAAGAAAGTCGCGGCACATATTGCCATCTTCTTTCTCGCCCATACAGGGAATGATGTTCAGGATAGGGGCGAAAAACCCTGTATCCTTTTCAACCCCAAGGCCCGTATAGGCATCGTGGCTTATGACAACCCCCACCAATGACAGGACGCCGCCCACCAAGATTGCTTGGAGAATACTTATTCCCGCCAGCCATAAAGCCAGCGTATAACAGCCAGCCATCATCAGGTGCCTGACGATTTTTGGTAGCCCAAGCCAGTCGGGCCACCCCCCCTTCATCCGTCCGGCGATCCCGCCTAATCCGAAGAGAATTACTTCAAACATGGTTGATGCTCCTTGTTGACAAATGTGAACGAACTTGAAACATTAAGTAGTGTATTATAGCATTGTAAGGCCCCCCACTCCAAATGGTGGGCACCGGCATCATAACTGTCGTTTCACGTCTGTTTCCTTCTTAGGCGGAAAAAAGGCCACTTCAAGGAAAGCGGGGCGGGGTGTGGTTTACCCTCATGATTCTGTAAGGTGGTCACCCGGTGCGAATTTTTTAAGGGCAAGGATGCGATGGTAAGTCATGTGGACAGGGGCCGAACAGGCCCCGCCACTAAAAAATATCGGGAAAACCATGAGCGCATTTACGGCCCCCCGCGTGGGGCCGGGAAGGTGGATGAAGCCAAACAGAGACGGATGCGGGCAGAACGTCACAACCGTGAGGTTGCCGACGGAAAGAAAGACGCCCAGTATTACATCGACCATGAAGTCAGGGTTTCCTCGAACCCGAACTTCAAACCGTCACCACCGCTTTCAAAGGCTTATAATAAGGGCTGGGACGAGATTTACAGTGAGAAACCCAAAAAGAGGCGTAATCGTTGTCTGAATCGCAAAAAGAAATAAAAACCAAGGAAGAGGAACGCGAAAACTGTCCCCGCTGCGATGTGGTTGATATTTTTATTGATTACACCAATCTCGGCTGCGAACCCATTGAAGTAATTCACCAGATTGCCAAGGGTTTAGCCACCTTGGTTGCTATAGCCCCCCAAGAAATACGCATTGTCATCACTGAACGCATCAAAGAGGATTTTCACGAGATGGTTGAGGAGGGGGGCGCTGAAATTATTCTCCACAACACGCAGGAAACCATGCATTGATGAAGGGCGTTCGTTAAAAGGTTGACGTTTGGTCGCTGAATGTTTACATTTCGTTCTATGAAAACTTGTAACAATACAATTCTGCATGCCGCCCACGAAGTTTACAGCGGGGAAATGGCGGCGTGGTTTCGCGCCGCTTCCGATGGGATTGATGTTGGCGCGGCAGTGGAAGACGATATCATTAAACAGGGCGGAGATGTTGACAACCCAGCCCGCGTAGCAAGGGCTGCGGTTAGGGAAATCCGCTCCACGGGGGATGCTTTGTTCAAGTCTGCCGGTGTAGACCCCAAGTTTCATAAGGCAAATTTCATCAAGGTCATTGATGAAATTATGAAAGGTTTGTAGTGATGACGGTTGCGGGGAAATGGGCGGGCATGGTTCCTGAAGATGGAAATTCAGAGCTTGGAACAGTGAGTTTGCCGAAAGTTGGCATGACCCCACGGCAAAAAGAATGTTTTGATTTTATTAGTGGTTTTTGGGACGAGAAAGGTTACGCGCCGTCCTACGACGAAATTGCAGAGGCGTTGGGTGCCAAAAGCAAGGCTTCTATAGCCGGATTGGTATCCAAGCTGGAAGAGCGGGGGTTTATTCGACGGGTACCACACCTTGCCCGGTCTATTCATCTAGTGGCGGACCCCCCACCCCTTGAACCGCCACAGCGGGAATCTACCCCCGCTCCTTCAGCAGATAAGCGTGATGCGCCTTTGGTTGATGAAACTGAAGAAGCAGCCCCTTGGGACTAATTATAACGAAACTCAGGGTTTGGAATTGTGAAGTATGATTTTGAAATAAAAGAGATAAGTCGGTTTGGTTCTACAGAGTTGGTTCAAACTTATCACTATTCTAAGATAATGCCCAGACTTACTAAACATTTTCTAGGATGTTTTTTGAAAGATGAATTGGTTGGTGCGTTGACTTTAGGGTGGGGAACTCAACCCAAAGCAACCATTGTAAAACTTTTTGATGGTTTGGATACAAAAGATTATTATGAGATTGGTAAAATGTGTATGAAACCAGAGATGCCAAAAAACTCTGAATCACAAATGTTATCTGGTGTTGTAAAGTGGATGAAAGTAAATTGTCCTGAGAAACAATTTCTCTATACTTGGTCAGATGGTATAATGGGAAAACCCGGCTATGTATATCAGGCTGCAAACTTTCTGTATGGTGGATTTATTTGGACACAAATTTATATTAGTGATAAAGGTGAAAAGATACATCCAAGGTCTAGTAGAAGGCTATGTGATGAAAATGTTCAATTTAAATTGAAAAGAGAACCAGACTTTTTTAAAGATAAGAAGGGTGAACGGATATATTGGCTAACACAAGATTTTCTTGATCATAAAGGTATAACTAAGGTATATGGAAAACAATTTCGTTATATACTTCCTCTTAATAAGAAAGCAAGAAAACTTCTAAAGAAATCAAATGTAGAATGGAACTTAAATCATCCAAAAGGTAATGATTTGATTTGGGAGAAATCTTCAAGGGACGGAAGAAAGAAATTAGAAGGAATGCCTTATATTGATAGTGATATGACAGAATATAATACAAAAAATGTTAATGCCCATACCTGCGATCAGTTTGAACTCCTTCCGCTGGGTATATAACGACGATTCATTCATCCCTAAGAAAACTTGCCCCGGAACACCGTCCGGGGTATTTTTTTTAGATGATACCGACCAATATTAAAACATACCTCAACAGGTTGGATGAACTACCGCCTGAAGAGCAGCATAACATTCTTGGTATCCTTGATCGCCTCGACAGCGTCACGGCCCGCAAGACGGCAAAGGTCAACTTTCTTGATTTTGTGAAAAAGATATGGCCCCAGTTTATAGAGGGCTATCATCATGCAATTATGGCGGATGCTTTTGAGCGGGTAGCCAAGGGGGAACTGAAGCGGCTTATCATCAATATGCCGCCCCGTCATTCAAAGTCGGAGTTTGCTTCCCACCTGTTCCCAGCGTGGTTTTTGGGGCAATACCCGGACAGGTATGTTATCCAAGCCTCCAACACTGCTGACCTCGCAGTGGACTTCGGGCGCAAGGTGCGTGATACGATCAGCGACCCGGAGTTCAAAAAGATATTTCCAGACACCGAAATTCATCCCGACGCCGCAGCAGCGGGCAAGTGGAAAACTACGGCAAAGGGTGAGTATTTTGCCATCGGGACCGGCGGTACCCTGACCGGGCGTGGCGGGGATTTAATTATTCTTGACGACCCGCATTCGGAGCAGGAGGCAAAACAGGCAGAAACAAAGCCTGAAATCTACGACAGTGTCTTTGAATGGTACACCTCCGGCCCCCGCCAGCGCGTCCAGCCCGGTGCCGCCATCGTCATTGTTATGACAAGGTGGTCAAAGCGTGATCTCACTGGACGTGTTCTGAAAGCTGCTGCGGAACAGGACGGCGACGACTGGGAGGTGATTGAACTTCCGGCGATATTGCCGTCAGGCAAACCAATCTGGCCGGAATACTGGCCGGAAAAGGAAATACTGGCAATAAAGGACGAACTTCCCATCCCCAAATGGATGGCCCAATACCAGCAACGTCCGACCGCTGAAGAGGGGGCGTTAATCAAACGGGAGTGGTGGAAACGGTGGTCCAACAAGAAGACGCCGCATGTGGAATTTGTTATCCAGTCATGGGATACGGCGTTTCTCAAGACAGAGCGGTCGGATTATTCAGCTTGCACAACATGGGGTGTGTTTCAACACGAACACGAAGAAACCGGCAACATGATGCCGAACGTCATCCTGCTGGACGCTTATCGTAAACGTATGGAGTTTCCAGAACTGAAGAAGGTGGCCCATGAAATGTATCACCAGTGGGAGCCGGAAGCCTTCGTAATCGAAAAACGTGCCAGCGGTGCCCCGTTAATATTTGAATTGCGGGAAATGGGTATTCCGGTAAGTGAATTTACACCAGCAAGGGGTAACGATAAGATCGCCCGTGTGAACGCTGTTTCTGATTTGTTCGCGTCAGGCATTGTGTGGGCACCTGAACATAGGTGGGCTGAAGAGGTTATAGAGGAGTTTGCTGAGTTTCCCGTCGGTGAATATGACGATTATGTAGACAGTTCGACACAGGCTCTGCTACGTTACCGGCAAGGCGGGTTTGTCCAAACGCTTCAGGATGAGGAAGAGGATGAGCTTCAAGACCTCCCCATCAAGAAGCATGAGTATTACTAGGGGTAAGGTATGGCAATAGATAAAAGACTGATACAGGCCGAACTCGATATTGAAGGAGATAGCGGTATCGAGATTGTTTTGCCAAAAGAGGAGGTTGATACCAGTCTTTTCAGTGAAGAAGAAACTGAAGACGGTGGCGTTGTTATTGACTTCGACCCGGACGCTACCGCCCGTGAAACAGGACTTTTTGAAGCCAACCTTGCTGATGAACTGGATGAGCAGGAACTGGATAAAATCGCCACCGAGTTGGTTGGAGACTACAAGGCTGACAAGGAAACCCGCGA